ACCAATGTATGAATTGGCTGCACTGCCAGCAACATCAAATCGGTATGTTGGTGTTACTCCAATCCCAACATTTCCACCCTGCGTAATCCTCATCCGCTCCGTCGGGCTGCTCGCTCCGTCGGCGGTAGTGGAGAACGAAAGTCTCCCCGGATAGCTGCCTACGCCAGCATTGTTTGTGTCAACCGTGCAAGCAATGTGTGCATACTCGCCAGCCTGAGTGTCTGTAAAAATAATTCGACCAAGATGGTAGGTTCCAGCCCATCCATTTAATCCTGCGCTGGTTTGGTTTGAAGAAAGGTTTAATTGGCCACCACCACTGGAACTTGCGGTGTTACCACGCACATGGAAAAGCGAATTTGCTGAAAGTGTGCCTGTTGGCATAGTAGACGTGCCAACTAACAGGCGTCCCGAGCTGTCGATGCGGGCTACTTCACTGCCACCTAAACGAAACTGATAATTATTTAGATCAGCGCCAACATTAAATTGAACGCCTAGCGACGCTACATTTCGTTTAATTGTGAAGTCGGCGCCATCGCCCAGTTGTATACCTGATTCTGCACTTGTATCGCCAAGATTAAAAGCCGAACCAGGCGCAAGAGTGCCAATCCCTACAAGCCCTGCCGACGTCACCCGGATGCGCTCTGTGCCGTTCGTCGACAGGCCCAAGGCATTGGCGCCCGGCAGGTAGACGCCATTGGCTGGCACGCTGCTACTCGTTGGGATGAACGACGCTGCTGTGCTGGTGCCAGTGGTCGTCGTGTTCTGACTGCCAAAGTTGGGGCTGACCTTGGTGCCGGCAATGGCTGCACTGCCGCTCACGTCAGCGTCGACAATGGTGCCGTCTGTGATGCCGTTGGTGTTAACGCGGGTGAGAGTCATTGCCGGTGGTGCAATGGAAGAATGATGCCACCTGTTAAAGGCCGGTGGCCCGCCTGGTTAGTGAGTAGGGCTATTGCGTCTAGCAAGCCATCAGCACACAGGGCACGCAGTAGCTGCCATCGTCGTAAGTGCAGGTGACGTGATGTGAGGTCACTTTGGCAATGGTCTTGCTGCGAACGATGTCGTCGTCCTGGGGAATTGCGGTGCCATCACCAGCGGACATCAGAAGTTGACCGCGATGCACTGGGATACCGGCGGCAATGCGGATGATGAAGTCGCCCGTCATCGCGCAGTAGAAATCATCGGTGTAGGTGTTGTCGTCATCATCCCAGCATTGGAACACGCCTGCCACGTTGGGATCACCTTCAACGTCGCTCACCTTCATGCGGTTGAGCTGCTCGTTCTTTTGGAAGCCGCCGGGATGGGCGGGCTCTTTGACATCACCAACGCTGACGCCCTCGGGGAGATTCTCGCCTTCTTCCCAGAGCACTTCCGGGCGCGCTTGATCTTCCCATTGGCACATCTCATCAATGTTGCTGAGCACAGTGCCGCGCAGAATTTCGGTGCGTTCTGCGCCGCCGGGCAGCTGTGACCAACGGGAGAGGTGGGCACCGTTGTAGCTGACGGTTGTACCAGAGACAGAAATGGAACCTTCCGATGTCTGCGCCTGTTGAAAATCAATAAGCGTTCCATCGTTTGGCGGCCTATTTATAACATGTGATCCAACACTGTTTACCTGCCAAATGCGCTGAGTAGTTGAGTTGCTAAGGTTGCTAAATGCTTGAATAAGCGCTCCGCCTGTTCCGCCTGCAGGATTGCTGTGATCAATACGTAAAGCAGCAGAAGCGTCTATGTTGTTGTCAACGTTTTGCGAAATCCTAAGTGCGTAAGTATTCGAACCGCTGCCGTTACCGCTGTGACCTTGGATGTGAACCAAACACTCTCCTGAGGAGCTACCGTCGGCAACGCCAAACAAAGAAGGCTGTTGACCGTAGTAGCTACCAGACGTTCCGCCGGGGATGTCAACCAAGCCAGTGGAGGAAATCCGCATCCGCTGAGTTGGGCTGCTCGCTCCGTCGGCGGTGGTGCTGAAGACCAGCCTGCCCGGATAGTCAGCGGGCGATTCAGCGCCAGATCCATCAGTCTGCGCTTCAATGCCTGCATAAACGCCGCCGGTATTGCTGGCAAAGTAAATCCTTCCAAGCGTGTCGCCAGAAGAAATAGAGCCAGCCGCTTGGCCGCGCTGCATGTATAAAACTGCACCGCCAGCGCTAGATGCTGAACTACCTTGAATCTGTACTGATGTTCCGGTAACGCCAGAAGACGTGCCAACTAAAAGTCTCTTGCTGTTGTCAACCCTGTACGCCTCACTTCCATTAACCAATACAGCAAACTGACCGGCCGAGTTCTGTGCATTTAGTTGGACGAGAGCATCGTTGTTTCCGCCCGCAGCGCCTGTGGTTATCTTTAAGCCTCTTGTCCTATCACCACCAGAAAAGACGGCGACATCGCTATTATCTGTTCCGTTGAGAACGGAGAGGCGAACGCTAGGCGCATTATCGCCAATCCCTACGTTGCCTGCCGTAATATAAGACGGAAACCCAACTCTTGCGTCAATTCGATTCCTTAGAGTCCCGCTATTGTCGCTAAAGTCTACAATTGCACCTAGCGAGTTATTTGAAACTGAAAAGAAAGTGGTGCCTCCCACCCGTGTGCGAAATGCGCTTGCATTGGATGCAGTTACGACATCTAACTGAGCGCTAGGACTGCTAGTCCCCAGACCTAATCGGCCACTGGAGTCAACGAACAACCGCCCAGTGCCGCCCGTAGCAATGGCAACCTGGTCTTCACCTGGGCTGTACAGACCAGTGTTGGCGTCAAAGGTCAGACTGGGCGACGCAGCGCTGCCGGATGCCAGGTCAACAGTCAGGTCGCTGGCCAGCTTGGCCGACGTCACAGCAGCGTTGTCAATCTTGCCAGTGGTGACTGCGCTGTCGGCCAGCTTGGCGGTGCTCACCGTGCCATCGCTAGGCGTGCCAATGTTCACCGTTGACCCCATGGTCACGATGAAGAAGGGCGACGACGTGGCCGGGGCCTGGCTGAAGATGATGTCGTTGCCGTCAATGGCAAAGCCTTCAGCGGGTTGCGACGTGCCGCTGTTGGGCTTCTGAATGACCCCGTTGATGCTGACAATCAACTGCTGTGCAAACAGCGGCGGGTTGCTCAACGTGAAGCGGTAGGCCGTGCCGTTGAACGATGCACTGCCGCCACCGGTGCCAGCAGAGCTGGACAGGGTGTTGATGGAGAAGTTGCCAATCGACTGGACCTCTTCCCAGCTGCTGGTGGTCCCGTCGTACACCAGCATCTTGCCGGTGGCTGTGTTGAAGAACAGGTCGCCTGCATCCAGGTCGGTGGTGGGGTTGGTGGTGCCCACCCGGTACCGGGCAAAGAAGTCGTTGATGTCGTCGCTGAGCTGGATGATGTCCTGCTCGCGGGCAATAACCTTGTGATAGGTGTAAGTGTTGAGGGTGGTGGTCGTCTGCACCTGCAGGCCCATGCCAACCGGCAGGGTCGTGCTGTACAGGGACGACGGGAACCCGGTGATGGTGACGGTCGAAGCGCCAGTGGTCTGCGCATTGGTGGCCGTGCCGCTGCCGTTGATGACCAGGCCGCCCGCATCGGACACGCTGACGACAGTGCCTGCGTTGTCGCTGGGGTCCGGGTTGTCGACCGGGAAGCTGGTGCGGTTGGCAATAGCAACAAAGCCGCCCAGGGCATTGATCAATCCTGTAATCCAGGTGTTGATCGCGCTGCTGGTCGGGATGTCGTTGGTGTTGCCAGGGGTCAGGGTGCCGGTGATCGTCTTGCCGGCCAGCTGGTTCAACTCACTGGTCGATGCAGTCAAGCCATCCAGCTTGTTGATCTCAGTGGCGTCGGCAGTGACGCCATCCAGGATGTTCAGCTCTGCAGTGGATGACGTGATGCCATCCAGCGTGGCCACCTCACCAGCGGTCAGCAGGGCAAAGGCAGCAGCTGCACCGGTCTGCGCACCAGCCAGGGCCTGCAGGTCGGCGTCGGCCAGCTTGGCGTTGGTGACAGCGCCGTCCTGGATCTTGACGGTGGTGACAGCGTCGGTCGCCAGGTCGCCGGCAACAATGGTGCCATCAGCAATCTTGCCGCTGGTGACAGCTCCGTCTGCCAACTTTGCAGTGGTGACGTTGGCGTCGGCAATTTTTGCCGTGGTCACATTGCTGTCGGCAATCTTGGCTGTCGTGACATTGCTGTCGACGAGCTTTGCCGTGGTGACGTTGTTGTCTGCAATCTTTGCAGTGGTAACAGAGCCATCGGCCAACTTGGCCGTAGTCACCGCGCTGTTGGCAATGTTGGCCGTCTGGCTGACAAAGGTGTCGACGTAGTTCTTGGTGGCCGCATCGCTGCTGGCCGACGGCGTGCCGACATTGGTGATGCGCTGGCCGCCGGCAGAGGGCAGGCCAGTGGCGGGGTCAATCGACACCGTCTGCTTCAAGGCATCGTCCAGCTCCTGTTCCAGGTACAGGTGCTGCAAGTTCCCCGTGTCCAGATCAGCCGCCACCAGGGTGGACCCATCGGTGAAGTCCACCAGGGGCAAGGCGGCGGGGGTGACCCGCCTGACCTCAACCCGCAAGCCATTGGCCGGAGCGCTGGCCAGTTGAACGGTGGTGCTGTTTGCCCAGGTGTACGCAGTGTCGACGTAGTTGACGTAGACCTTGACGTGCTCCTCCCGGATGTACGGAAACGGGACGGTGTACTGAGTCGTCGAACCGTTGCCGGTGTAAATGGCGTAGGAGTAAGGCATCAGCGGTTACCCGGGGTGATTGACCAGGACTGAACTCCGCCTTGCTGCGGAGCAGGAATGCCTCCACCGTACCGGCGGAGATAATCCTTTTCACCTTTGTCGGCTTTGTTGGCAGCCTCTTCCTGGAGGATGAGCTGGCCCTTGGGTGTCGTCTCTTTGTAAACCGCCTTGGCCAGCTCCTTGTACCGCTGGATCTCGTCCTGCAGCGCTGCAGCCCGCAGGCTCACAAAGCGGCTCGACGGTCCGTCAATAGGCCAGGACTGGTACTGCGGTGAATCGATCAGCTCAATGGCCGATTGCTCAAAGGTCCGGCCAAACTGGTCCTTCACCGTGGCAAAGGTCAGGATGTACTGCTCCAGTTCTGCTGGGGTCAGCCGCATCTCTGCACCAAAGTCTGCAGCCCGAGGGCCCAGGAACGACGTGCCCTTGCCGTGCAACCTGGCCATCTCCTCGTGAACAGGGCCGCGGGGTTGGCGACCCACCTGCGTGGCAGCCATCGGGGTGAACTGCATCAGGGACTGCAGCCACGGCATTTCGGCTGGCAGCTGCTCGGCGCCCAGAATCCCTGTCGTCAGGATTGGTTGGCCATTGATGTAGTCACGACGGGCCGGCAGGTCGTTGGACCAGCCAGGAACTGCATTGCGCACCTCGTCCAGGGTTTCCTGGAAGAAGCCCATCAGGCCACCAACGTCGCTGGGGCTGACGGTCCGGGTGACGGGGTCGACCTCCCGGCGGGCAGCACGCAGCGCCGAGCTGTACGGCACCATGCTGGCCGCGATGCGGGACATGTACCTGGCCATGGCGTTGCGCTGGTTGGGGCCAGTCAGCACCTTGCTGGGGTTGAAGAAGGCCTCGTACATTTCGGTGAAGCCCTGGAAGTAGCTCTTGCTCAGCACGCCGCTGGTCGACATGCGAGCCATAGTCAGCACCAGTGATCCGCCCAGCCGGTTGCGGGCCTCAGTCGGCAGGCTCATGGCAATGTCGGCGTAGTCACCGATGGCGCCGAACACCGTGGCATAGGGCTCCATGGCACGCATGGAGATGGGCTGCGACCACTTGCCTTCCTCATCGCTCCATACCTGGAACGAATACGGCGAGCGACCTTCGATCTCAGTCCACTTCTGCTTGGCAGCAGGGTCAAGCGGGCCACCACCGTTGAAGCGCACATAGCCCATGGCCGATGCCATGGTCGCCATGGCCAGCACCGCCGACCCGGTCGCCACTTCGCCCAGGGCACGGTCACGGGTAAAGGCGTCCTCGCTGGTGATGTCTCGCCAGAAGGTGTCCACAAAGGCCGCGGCCGGGGTGTTCCTGGCAGCCGACTTGATGATGTTGTTCGGCACCCGGACGAACGGCTGCAGAAACTTGAACACCGGGCCGACGTAGCGGGCGCTGGCCAGGGTGTCCATGGCCTCGCCAGGCAGAGAGCTCAGTCGACCGAGAGGCGTCGTCACGAAGAAGTTGGCCACCTTGTCCATGGCTAGCCCCTCGTCGACGTACTTCTTGGCAAAGGCCTGCAGCTCTTGGCCTTCCAGGCCCTGAGCCATGCCGATCCGTGCGCCTTCGCCGTAGGTCCGTGGCTCCAGGTCGGCCCAAATCTTGTCGGTGAAGTTCACCGCATCCATGAAGGCCTGGGCCCTGGGGCTGTCCATGTGGACGTCGGCCAGGTTCTTGCCGTTGAGGACGACGTCCTTGATCGACTCCTGGGTGCGGGCGTCGGCGTACTGCTGTGCCCACTTCCAAGCCTCAGGACTCATGTCCTTCATGCCGCGCTCGACGGCCAGCTCCATGCCACGAGGCAGGTGCCGGACGTGCTCGTAGGCGTAGCCGGCCAGGGTGGAGTTGAAGGTGTCGATGGTCAGCGCGATGCGGGTGCCACCGGTGCCAAGGAAACGCCACAGGTGGTTGGCCAGCTGGCCGATGGGCTTCTGGGCGTACTCCTCGCCCATATTCATGGTGTTGACCGTCCAGCCGGTCATCTGCTCTGGGCCTTGCAGCAGCTCGCCCTGGGCCTCCTGCTTGGCAATGCGGCTCATGTAATCGACCGAGCTGTTCTCCAGGTTGAACAGCGACTGGCCAGCTTTGAACGCATGACCTGCCACACGCATGGCGTTGGTCAAGTTGCCCCAATACTGCTGGAACATCATCAGCGAATACATCGACCGCTTCAGCTCGCCTTGCAGAGCAGCACCTGCTGCTTGCTGCAGTGGCAGCCGGGCCAGGTTCAGCAGGCCGTTGGTGACGTTGGTCATGCTGGTGACGCCGCTGCTGATCAAGTTGCTGGTGCGCAACATCAGCAGGGCATTGGGCGTGAAAGTCCTGGTGTCGTCAAAGCCACGCCAGAACTTGGTCCGGGCCTGACTGTCGGCGGCGATGGACACCAGCGACTGGGCCAGGGCGTCAGCAGCTGCTGCAGCCTTGGGCGTCACCTCGCCACCATTGATGGCTTCGGTCAGCTCTGGGTCCAGCTTGTTGGTCAGGGTCTCCTCGATGGGCTTGGCCTGCTCGGCTTCCAGCTCGGTCCTGATCTCCGCCTCGACGTCGATCTGCTCGCCAACAGGTGCAGCAGCAGGTGACACATCAGGTTGGACAGGTGCCTCCGGGATTTCTGCATCTTTGACGTTTTGGTTGGGTGGGATGTCGTAATCCCTGGGCACCTGCATCTCCAGGCCCAGCTGTCCCCAGCGACGGGTGACGCGCATGACTGCCTGGTGGGCAGCACGGCTGGATTCGGCAGCAGTGACCAGTCGGGCCAGTCGCTCGGTCTCGTTGATGCCCTCGAAGTTGGCGCTGTTCAACCACAAGGCCGCCTCCTGTGCTGCCTCCACCTGCTTCTTGTCAGCAAAGGCCATGGCCCGGTTCAGGGCACCCTGCTGGTACTCGTCGAAGCCACGGGTCAACGACTTCAAGCCGGCCATGATGGCCTCGCCGTCTTCACCGTGCCGGGTGAACCAGTCCTGGTTCATGCGACGTAGGTCCTCTGGGCTGAACACAGGGATGCCGGATTCGGTGGGCCGGTCAGGCAGCACCTTCGACATGGCGTTCAGGCCGTCGACCAGGTCCTCCCGCTTGGCGGTGTAGATGGTCTTGCCAGAAGGCGACTGCACCTTCTGGAAGCTGTTGGCCATCAGGTCCTCCATCGTGACCTCGCCGTTCAACAGGGCCTGACGGTTGACCTCCAGCTGCCGAGCAAAACGGCGCACCCAGTCGTCGCTGTTCTCTGGGCCCGGCGGCGGGTCGACGGGCAGCGGGCCAGCCGGTTCCTCGCTGTAAAGCCGGCCGCGGTTGCGGTTCTCTTTTCCGCCCAGGGCAATCATGTCCCGGTTGCGGATGGTCTCCAGGATGTCCGTGCGCGGGTAAGAAATTGGGCGCCGGCCTGGCACGGGCATTTCTTCGTAAGCAGAGCCCAGTTCAGCCC